AGAGCAAGAACTGCCGCAAATACACGTGCCTCAAGGAAACGCAAAGCCTTAAAGGAGCAATAATCACTGAAACAACGCTTCAATGCCTCAATGAAAATATCAAATTTTCGGAGGTATGGATATGACCGCTAAAGATTATCTTTCACAAGCCAGATATCTCGATATGAGAATCAACAGCAAAGTCGAACAAATTGAGTCCCTCAACGAACTTGCCACAAAATGCACCTCGACTATAACCGGGATGCCGCATAACCCCTCTGCAAGCACCTCTCTTATGGCAGACGCTGTGTGCAAGATCGTGGATCTTCAAAACGAACTCGGAAGAGAGGTTCAAAAGTTGGTGGATTTAAAAAAGGACATATTAACCCTTATTAAATCCGTGCCGAACCACGAGCTACAAACGCTGCTTGAAAAGCGTTATCTTTGCTTCCAATCTTGGGAGCAAATAGCGGTGGATATGTACCACTCAATACACCACCTCTATAAGCTCCATAATACAGCACTTGAATATTGCGAAAAGGTGCTGAAACTGGATACCTAAAGACATAGAATGATACCTACATCTTATGGTATCATTATAATGGACAAAGAGAATAAGGACAGCCTTCACGGGAGCAATTCCGTGGGGGCTTTTCTTATGCCCGGAAAGGAGTGGTTGTATGGGCTACCGAAAGGTCAGCTATATGGAACAACTGTGGTACATCCTTAAATACAAGCTGGGTGAACTGTTCCGTAGGAGGTGAACCAATGCCAAAGAAACCAAAGCGACCGTGTTCCTATCCCGGCTGTCCCAACCTTACTGATGGACAGTACTGTGAGGAGCATTCGGCTCTTGCACGGAAGCAGTACAACAAGTACGAGCGTTCTGCTGACATCAACAGGAAGTATGGTCGTGCTTGGAAACGCATCCGTGACAGACACATCGCGCAGCACCCGCTCTGTGAGCGATGCCAAGCCGAAGGTCGACTTGTGCCTGCTGAAGAAGTACATCATATAATTCCTATTTCAAACGGCGGCACTCACGCAAGAGAAAACCTTATGTCTCTCTGCCGTTCTTGTCATACCAAACAGCACCACGAGATTGGTGACCGGTAGGGGCGGTAAAATCTCCAGGACTTTCATTATTGGACAGCGGCCTGGGGTCACGTGTGCAAAATCGCAAAAGTTTTCAGGGGAATAGGCCCCAGTGTAAAGGAGGTGTGTAAAAAATGGGTCAAAGAGGACCTAAACCCGGCAGTGGTGGCAGACCAAAGAAGCCAATTGCTGACAAAATTGCTGACGGTAATCCCGGCAAAAGGCCGCTGACTGTTATTGATTTCAAAGACAGCGCGGTAGACCTTGAAGGTCAATCAATGCCGAAACCATCCGAATACTTGTCTGCGAAGCAAAAAGACGGCTCTACCTTATGTGCAGTTGAGCTGTATGAAAATGTGTGGAATTGGCTATCCGAAAGAGGCTGTTCCTCGTTGGTATCGCCACAGCTCATAGAACGCTTTGCAATGGCAAGTGCGAGATGGATTCAATGCGAATCCATCACCAGCGAGTTAGGCTTTCTTGCAAAGCATCCTACAACGGGTGCTGCCATCCAGTCACCTTATGTGGCTATCGCAAATACCTATATGTCGCAGGCGAATCGCCTGTGGTCAGAAATTTTTCAGATCGTCCGCGAAAACTGTATTACCGAATACGGTGGTGCAAGTCCCCAGGATGATGTGATGGAAAGATTACTTCGTGCAAGGAAAGGATAATGTATTATGTTTGAAAAAGTAAATCCCTCTCATCCCGATAAGATTGCAGACCGCATTGCCGGAGCAATCGTAGACCTGGCTTACGCAGCACAGGAAAATCCTAAGGTAGCTGTCGAGGTTCTCATTGGCCACGGCACCTGCCACGCAATCATTGAAACCTATGCACCTATCGATAAGGTGGATGTGGCGCAGGCCATTAACCGCATCGCCGGAAACCTTATGTGCAACATCGTAATCACTCCCCAGGACACGCATCTTGCTCGTAACCAGGCAGACGCTATCCGTTGTGGTGATAACGGCATCTTCAAAGGTATGCCTATCACAAGAGAACAGAACGAACTGTCCGTTATGGCAAGAGACCTTTACGAGAAGTATCCTTATGACGGCAAGTTCATCCTGGATGGTTCGAGACTTATCATTTGCCAGAGCAATGCCGACACGGAAGAACTGCAGAAGGAATATCCAAATGCTGAAATCAATCCCCTCGGTGATTGGACCGGCGGAACTGATGTTGACACGGGTGCTACCAACCGCAAGCTCGGTAGTGATATGGCCGACTCGGTAACCGGAGGTGGCCTTCACGGCAAGGATCTGTCCAAGGCAGATGTGTCCGTGAATATTTACGCTTGGTTGCTGGCGCAGCATTACAACGCTCCCGTTACTCTTTGCTGTGCTATCGGTGATGAAACTGTAGGCGGTGTTCCTTATGCGGATATCGTTGAAACGGCTCGTAATTATATTCAGTCTTTGGGCGGCTTTGAGAAGTTCGCAGAATGGGGGCTTGTATGATTATTGAAAAGAAAAACACCGCTGACCTTTTACCTGCGGATTACAACCCTCGTAAAGACCTCAAACCTGGTGATGCCGAATATGAAAAATTGAAGCGTTCCATTGAACAGTTCGGTTATGTCGAACCGGTCATTTGGAACAAGACAACCGGCAGAGTCGTTGGCGGACACCAGCGTCTCAAAGTTCTCATTGATATGGGAATGACCGAGGTTGAATGCGTTGTTGTTGAGATGTCCGAAGAACAGGAAAAGGCACTCAACGTGGCGCTGAACAAAATCTCCGGTGATTGGGACAAGGACAAGTTGGCTCTGCTTATCGCAGATTTGCAGGGCGCGGATTTTGATGTAACTCTCACGGGTTTTGAAGCCGCTGAAATCGATGCACTATTCAAAGATACTCTCAAGGATGAGGTTAAAGAAGATACCTTCGATGTCAGTGCCGAACTTGAAAAGCCCACCTTTTCAAAGCCTGGTGATATTTGGACCCTCGGCAGACATCATTTAGTTTGTGGTGACAGCACCAAGGAAGAAACCTACGAAAAGCTGATGGGCAATACCAAAGCAAACTTGATTTTAACCGACCCGCCTTACAACGTGAACTACGAAGGCACAGCAGGAAAAATCAAGAACGACAATATGTCCAAGGAGGCATTCTACGAATTCATCCTGGCTGCCTACAAGCAGATGCACTCTGCATTGGCGGATGATGGTTCTATTTACGTATTCCACGCTGACACGGAGGGTCTTACTTTCCGCAAGGCATTTGACGATGCCGGGTTTAATTTGTCCGGCTGTTGCATTTGGAAGAAGCCGTCTCTTGTGTTAGGTCGTTCTCCGTATCAGTGGCAGCACGAACCTTGCCTTTTCGGTTGGAAGAAGAAAGGCAAACATCAGTGGTATTCCGGTAGAAAGGAAACTACCATCTGGGAGTTTGACAAGCCGAAAAAGAACGGTGACCATCCCACAATGAAACCTATCCCTCTGCTTGCGTATCCCATTATGAATTCCACCTTGAGTAACTCTGTTGTGCTTGACCCCTTCGGTGGTTCCGGCAGTACTCTTATTGCTTGTGAACAGACCGACCGCATTTGCTACACAATTGAGCTTGATGAAAAGTTCTGTGATGTAATCGTCAAGCGTTACATTGAGCAGGTCGGCAGTTCGGAAGGAGTTACTGTGCAGCGTGATGGATTGACCTACAAGTACGAGGAGGTTGCAAATGAATAATCTTACCCTCGGCAGTTTGTTTGATGGCTCCGGTGGTTTTCCTTTAGGCGGCTTGATGTCCGGTATCACTCCTGTTTGGAGTTCGGAGATCGAGCCGTTTCCTATAAGGGTAACTACCAAGCGGCTGCCCTTTATGAAACACTACGGTGATATTTCCAAAATGGATGGCGGAAAAATCGAACCCGTAGATATTATAACTTTTGGCTCGCCCTGCCAGGATATGTCGGTGGCGGGTAAACGAGATGGCCTCGATGGTTCGAGGTCGTCTCTTTTTTATGAAGCCATCCGCATTATTAAGGAAATGAGGTGTGCCACCAATGGCAAATACCCAAGATACATCGTGTGGGAGAATGTCCCCGGCGCCTTCTCCTCAAACGGAGGCGAAGACTTCAAAGCCGTCCTCGAAGCGGTCATCGGTGTCGTCGAACCGAACACCCAGGTGCCTATGCCTGAAAAAGCAAGATGGCCTTATGCCGACTGTTACCTGGGAGACGGATGGAGCGTTGCTTACCGAACTCTCGATGCTCAATACTGGGGAGTCCCCCAACGCAGACGCCGCATCTACCTTGTCGCAGATTTTGCAGGCAGGAGTGCCGGAGAAGTATTATTTAAGTCAGAAGGCTTGTCAGGGTATTCTGCGGAGAGCTTCCGTGCGTGGCAAAGAGCTGCCGGAAGTGTTGAAGGTTGCATTGGAGCGTCAGGCTTCGATGGCTACAACGGAGACCTAACCGATACTGTTTCAGCAACTCTTGGCGTGAACTGTGGAATGAGTACCGGCAGAAACGGCATCGTGCTTAACGACCAGGGCGGCAATCGTATGGACGTTACCGATGATGTTACTTGCACTCTTCGTGCCGAGGCTCATCATCCTCCGTGCGTAATGGATGCCGCCGGATTCTGCACCGAGCATTCTGCTAAAAGCAGAACCATCGGTTACGAAGAAGGTCGTTCTCCTACACTTCGTGCAGGTGTTGTCCCTGCGACAGTTGCTTTGGAAAACCATCCGGCAGACAGTCGTGTAACGCTCTCCGATGATGATAAAGTTCAAACCCTTACATCCCGAATGGGAACCGGGGGCGGCAACGTTCCTCTTGTTATGAAAATTCGCAGTGGCTGTGAAGGTGGTGGCAAGGGTGCCTTGGTTCAAGAAAACAAGTCCGCAACCCTTTCTTGCAACAACGACCAAACTTTGTTTGAGCCTTGCAATTGG